CTAATCTGCGGGCCGGGCCGTCGCCGGTTACCTCGGCCGTGAATGGCGTCACCGGTGACCCCATCGCCATCGCGGTGACGGATGCCTTCACCGTCGCCGCCCAGGCCGTGCTGACGGCCACGGCGGCGTCAACCGCCGCGGTGGACCCTGTGGTGGGGCAAGTCACCACGGCCATTCTGGCGCCTACTGACCCCACCCTGGGGGTCGCGGCCTTCGCCACGTGGGGAGGGGCCCTGCCGGCGCCATCCGGTCTGCAGGTCCAAGTGCAGCAGCAGGTGCAGCAGCAGATCATCGATCTGGTGAACGCCGCCGCCGTGCTGGCCGTGGCGCAGATTTACGCCGGCACCACCTGGCAGACCGCCAACGCGGCCTCGGCCGCCAAGACGCAGTTGCTGGGCTTCATCAGCGCGCAGCTCATCGCCTCCGCTGCGTCCGGCAATGACGCGCTATTCCAAGCCTGGATGAGTCTGAGCGGCATGGCCATCACGGATCTGACGCAACGTGCGCAAAACCTACCGTCACTGACCAGCTATGCCACCACGGCCAGGCTGCCGGCGCCGGTGCTGGCGCAGCTGCTATATCAGGATGGCAGCCAGGGCACGTTCCTGGCCGCGCTGAATGGGGTGATCCATCCCGGCTTCATGCCTATGCGGGGTGTGGCGTTGTCTGTGCTGCCCGGTATCGGGGCAAATTGATGGCCGATATCAATCAGCCATCCCTGACAATTAACGGCAAATCGTACGGTCCCTGGACCGGCATCGTCGTGGACCGTCATATCGAGAACATGTCGTCCAAGCTGGAATTGACGGTCGCCGAGAATTGGGGTGACGGGCTAGCCCCTTGGCAGCTGAAAAAATTCGACGCGTTCACCCTGTCCTTCGGGTCTGACCTGGTGATGACGGGGTATATCGATGACTACAACCCGTCCTTTGACGAAAACGGTCATTCGGTGCGGATCAGCGGCCGCAGCAAGACGGCGCAGCTGATCGATTGCTCGCCTGATTTCCCGGGTGGGCAGTTCCGCGGTTACGCGCTGCCGGCGATCGCGCGCGGCGTCTGCCAGCCTTTCGGTATCACAGTGGTGGATCAGGTTGGCTCCACGCTAACCTTTCCTGACGCCACGCTGCAACGCACGGAAAAGGGTTTTACCTTCCTCCAGCGCCTCGGCCGCCTCTCCAGCGTGCTGTTGACCGATAATCCCCAGGGCAACCTGGTGCTGACGCAGGCGGGATCGACGCGCGCATCCAGCAGCCTCGCGCAGGGGATCAATATCAAGCGGGCGAGCGCCCGGATTTCCGGGGTCAAGCAATTTTCCCAATATATCGTGCTCGGACAATCGGCGATCGGTAGCGCGCTGGCTGGCGGCCTGGGGCAGGAAGATAGCGGGCCGATCACGCCGGTGCAGACGCAGCTCCGCGCAGTCGCTACTGACACCAGCGTGCCGCTTTATCGACCGCACACACTGTTCGCCGAGGCGCAGTTGTCACAGGCGGGCATGCAGGCGCGCGCAGAGTGGGAGCGCAATTACGGCTACGGCCGCACCACCCAGCTGGATGTCACCGTGGTGGGGTTCCGCCAAGGCGATGGCTCATTGTGGCGGATCAATCAGATTGTGGGTGTGGACGCGCAATTCCTGGAAGTTAACCAGGATTTGCTGATTATTGGGGTGAAACACGTGATGGACCCCAGTCAGGGAATTTACACGGTGCTGACGCTGGCACCGATCGAAGGCTATACGCCGATGGCGGGCCAGGTGAAGATCCACACAGCGAAGGGCAAGAAAGGCAGCATTTTCAACGCCGGTGGTTGGGCGCAGGGATGATCTGGGATAGCATTACCGCGGCGCTGGAGGCACTGGTGGTGCGCGGCAAAGTGATCTCCGCCGTCGTCAGCGGGCGCACGCTTCTCCAGGTTAGCGGCCTGGATAAGGATGTTTTCAACGACGTGGAATTACTGCTACCGCCCGGTTATGTGGCGGTGCCGGCGCCAAAGTCAGACATCACCATCCTGCAGGTGGGCGCCTTCGGTAGCCATAAAATCATCATTGGCGGGGACAGCATGCTTGATGCGGTCGCCAACCTTCAGCCCGGCGAGTGCGGCCTGTCCCGCGCCGGCCAGTTGATCCTTCTGAAAATCGGCCGCTCCGAAATCGTCTCGCCTCTGCTGCAATGGGGGCTGACTGAACAAGGTCTGGTGCGGCTGATCACGGAAACCGCCACGACCGTTTTCAATATGCACACGCATAATCTGCCGGGCGGCGGCGCCACCGATGGCCCAAACCAACAGATGGGGCCAGATAATTTGACCGGGGGGAGCTGATGGATATCGCGCTGGCCCTGGGCCCAAATCAGGACAGCTCGGATATCTACCTGCAGAACGGTGACCTGGCGCTTGATGGCACCCTGTTCACGCCGGTGCTGCTGAGCCTGCTATGCAACCGCCTGGCCGACGCGGATGACGTGATCCCGGACGGCAGCGGCAACCGCCGCGGCTGGTGGTATGACGCCTACGCCCCTGCGCTGCCGGACGGCAGGAAAAACCTGTCGGGCAGCAAATTGTGGCTGCGCGTGCGCTGCCTCGCCACCCAGCAAAATCTGCTGCAAATCGTCACCGATGTCGAAGAGTCGCTGGAATGGATGGTGCTGACCGGCGTCGCCACTGATGTCGCCGTCAGCGGCGCGTGGGTTGGTGACAGTGGTTGCTTGATCACGGTGGTGATCGCCCGCCAGAATGCCGCCGGCGTGCCGTATAATTCGACGTATGAGCTGATCTGGGATCGCACGCTGGGCAATTTCAGCTCAACCGGCGGCCAGCCTCTCGGCGCCGGCTTAAAGGCCACCATCCCCAGCGCCCTGGGCCTGCGGCCTGGTTTTGGCAGTAATCTGGGCGTGAATGTGCCGCCGGCAGGCATTGTTTACAGCGATGGAGTCAGCTTGGGAGCTGCCACCATCGGCTTCGGCTTGAGCTGGATGCAATGGCTCGGCACGCTGGCCGTCGGCGTGGTGGGTTGGGCGGCGTTGCCGGAAGAATTGCAGGGTGTGCCGATTCGCCTGTCCGTGCTCGGTCAGCCTGTCGGCGGCACGCGCATCTTGTTTAGCCTACCCCAGGGCTACACCATTCCGGCGAATTTCGCCGGCACAACAGTGATCGCGGATGATGCCGCCAGCGCCGCCGCGGTGGTCAGCCTGCATACGATCCGCGCCGGTGTCGAAACCGACCTGGGCACAGTCACCTTCCTGCCCGCGGGAGGCACCGCTTGCACCCTGTCCACCCAGGCGGCGTTCATCACCCAGGCAAATGACGGCCTGGTGTTCATCCTGCCCGAAGATGCGACTTTGGCTGGGTTTTCAATCGCCCTTCTTCTGCTTAGGATCTGACATGCCCGCACTACCGTCAGGCGTGCCGGGCCCCGGCATTGTTTATAGCACCGGCTATGTTTTTGGCGCCGCCGACCTGGCGGGTGGCCTAGCCTGGGATGCTGAGACGGCCACGCTGGCAATCGTCGGCCCGCTGACTTGGGCACAATTGCCGGCGGAGGCGCAGAATTTTCCGCTGCTGATCAGCCTGGCGGGCAGGCCGCCGGCCGGCGCGCGGATCCTGTTTAGCTTGCCGCAAGGCTATGTCATTCCGGAAAATTGGGCTGGCACCACCACGATCGTGGACGTGGCGCCCGATTCCGCGCGCACCTTCAGCTTTTCCATCATTCGCGGCGGCGCGGAAACCGATTTCGGGACGATCACCATACCCACCACGGGCGGGGTGAATAATACCCTGTCCGAACAGGCGGCCTATCCCACGGATGTGGCTGATGCGCTGGTGCTGACCACGCCGGCCGAGGAAGACGCAAATATGTCCGGCTTGGGCATCGCCATCCTGCTGCAGAAGGTCTGAACATGGCCTATAGCCGCCCAACTCTGCCGGACCTGATCACCCGCTGCCAGAACCGCATCTGGGCGGCACTGCCGGGCACCGATCCGCAGCTCGCGCAATCGATCAGTGGCGCGGTCGGCGCTGTGTTGGCGATGGAGCTCAATCTCGAGTACGCCTATATCGACTATATTTTTCTGCAATTCTTCGTTTTGACCGCCACGGGTCAATATCTGGACGATAAGGGCGGCCCTTTCGGCATCACCCGCCAGCCCGCCACCCAGGCGTCGGGCGCTGCTATTGGCAGCGGCGGCACGAGCGGCACGCCGCTGCCGGTCGGGGCGCTGTTGCAGACGGTGGATCAATCGGTGACGGTCGCGGTTTCCACCGCTGGCACGGTAACCAGCGGCGGCGGTATCACCGTCACCGTTACCGATATCACCGGGGAGGCTGCAGGCAATCTGGCCGCCGGCACCGCGCTGAACCTGATCACCGGCATCGCCGGGATCCCGGCGCAAATCGCGGTTGGCAGCGGCGGCCTGACCGGCGGCGCGGACCAGGAATCGGATGATAATTATCGCATCCGTGTGCTCGCGCGGATGCGGTTGCCGCCGCAGGGGGGCGCCAACCGGGATTATATTTCCTGGACCAAAGGCACGGTAGCCGGCGTCACCCGCGTGTGGATATTTCCACTGATCTGGGGCTTAGGCACCGTCGGCGTGGCCAGCGTGTTTGATGGCCGCGCGCCGAATTCGATCATCCCCACCACGGAGGATCTGACCGCGCTTCAGGCGGCGATCGCGCCGGGCCCGGTGGCGCCGACAACGGCTGAGACGCTTGCCTTTGCGCTCGCGGTCGATCTGATCGATGTGGTGCTGAGTAATTTGGTGCCGCTAACCGGCTACACGAAGGCGCAGGCCCTGGCGAACGCAACCGCCTCCCTGACGGCGCTGTTCGCGCATTCCACACCTGGCGGTGCCACGGCGGGCGACGGCGTCACTGGCACGCCGTCCACCCCGATTAGCGGCACCACCTTCCTGGAGGATATCTCGGCGGCCGTGAACAACGCCGCAGGCGTCGGCAGCTTTGACCTGGCAGCGCCGACGGCGGATATTGTCTCCGCCTATGGACACTTGGCCCAGCTCGGCACGGTGACCGCGCCGTGAGGGTGAACCCCAGCAACCCGCTTTGCGCGCTGACCGCGGAGGAATTCACCTTTGACCTGTCCCTGCTGCTGCCGCCGGGTAGCGCCTTTGGCGCAGAAACCCTGGCGCTGCTGAATGGCTGCGGCGAGAGCTTCGCGGATTTTCACTGCGATTTGGGTCAGGTTTCAGAAGTTGAAACAATTCCCGGCACCGCGGAGAATTGGCTGCCGAATTGGCTGGCCGATTATGGCATCCCCGGACCCTGCAATCCGGTGGCCGAGACGCCTTCGGAAAGCACGGCCGCTTTGCTGGGGCAGATCGCGGCGATCGGCGGCCAAAACGAGGATTATTTCATCGGTGTGGCCGCCGCCATGGGTTACACGATCACGATCACACTGTTCAGGCCGCTTACCTGCGGTATGCCGGTTGGCACGCCGCTGTATGATCAAAAATATATCTTCGTGTGGCAGGTGAACGCGCCCGGTTTCACGCGTAGCTATCTGACGTGCGGCCAAACCTGCGGACTTCCGCTCAGTAGCTGGACAGAAACGCCGCTGAAATGCGTCCTGCGGAGCCTTCAGCCTTCGCATACGCTGCTGCTGTTTAATTACGAAACCGTCTAGGAAAATTCCGCATGGATCGGATTATTTCGACTAACACAGTCGCTGTGGGGTCTGGGGACACTTACCCCTCAACTGGCACGCCCGGCCAGATGACGAGTGGCAACCCCAACGCCACGCCGCCCGTGCCAGCAACCGTGATGCCTGCTTATTTCTTCAACATGGTTGTGGAGGAAATCCGCAACGCCATTATCGCCGCCGGCCTTACCCCCGCCGGCGCCACTTGGACGCAGCTCACCCAGGCACTTTTCATCTTCGGCAGCTCGCAGGCCATAGTGCTCGGAACCGGCTCGGGGACATGGGACCCGCCAGCAAATTGGACACGCTGCGGGGTGCTTGCGCTCGGCGGTGGGGGCGCTGGCGGCAACGGCAATGGCGGCGCCGGCGGCGGCGGTCAGGCTGGTGGCTGTGTGATCGGCTTCCTTACTTTCACCGCGGGCACGCCTTTTGACTACGTTGTTGGTGCGGGCGGCGGCTCGGCCGGCGATTCTGGTGGCAGCACCTCGATCGGCGGCCTTACCGCCGAGGGTGGGGCCTCGGGTGTCACCGGGTCTGACAGCGATCCCTATGCCGCAGGCGGGTCCAGTGGGGTGGGCGGCTACGGCTTCACCTCTGACCCGCTCTGGGAAAGCGGCGCCGGCGGACAGACTATTATTGGCGCCGGTGGCCAGAAAATCTACGGCAACGGCAGCATTTCCGGCGGGGGTGACAACACCAACGCCTTCGGCAGCGGCGGCAGCGGCGGCGTGCTGGACGGCAGCGGCGGTCCTGGCGTTTCCGGCGTAATCATCATATTTGGGACGGCGGCATAATGAACATCTGGGCCAGGATAAAGAACGGCGTGGTGGCGGAGCTGATCAGTCTGCTCGCCGACAAAGATCCCGCAAAAATCTTCGCGCCGGGGATCGTGCTGGTCAACGTCACCAGCAACACGTCAGCCCCCTCCGTCGGCTGGGACTACAAAAATGGCGTGTTCACCCCGCCATCACACGCCGCCGCGCCCACACTCAAGCAAATGGTGCGCAAGGCGTTCAATGGCGGTTGCCAGATCGTTAGCGCCAGCATGCCGTGGCTGAACGGAACCTATCCCATAGGCAACACAGCTTTGGGTTCCATGGCGGTGAATGCGCACCTGATCGCGCTGAATAATGGCGCCTTCCCCGCGAATAAAGCCGCGATCGGCGTCAAGGATAAGGCGGGCGCGCTGCATTCGGTGACCACACCGGCTGCCTATCTGGCGCTATATCAGGCCTTGGCGTCCTACGCGCTGGAGCTCGACCAGGTGCTGATCGCGGAAAGCGGCACGCTGCCTAGCCATCTGGTGATGATCCCATGAACCCCGTTCTGGTTTCTCGCCTGGTAAGCCACCTGCGCCAGCCCACCACTATCGTGGGCCTGGCCTGGGCGGTAAACACCATGCTGGGCATCTGGCTAGGCCATTGTGACAGCAGCCACGCCGTGCCGCCCTTGGCGGGCAGCGCCACGCTCATACTGATGCAGGATAGCACCGGCGGCATCAGCCGGGCACTGGCGGTGGTTGCCCAGATGCAGCAGGTGCTTGGCCAGTCCGGCTCGGCTGGCGCCCCGGCCGAGGATCCTACGCCTCCGGAAACCCGTACGGAATGACCGCGCCGCCGTACGGCAGCCCGTCCCGCACGCTGTTTATCGACGGCCGCCCTCGGCCGCCGCTGCCGCTTGCCTGGCAGAACATGAACGCCGGCGACGTGCTGGACTACACGGTGGATTATAGCGCCTGGCTTCTGGACGCCTATAACGGCCAATCGAGCGGCATCAATTCGGCTTCGATCGCCGTTAGTGTCCAAGGTGACGGCCAGCTCACCATCGTGAGTCAAAACCTGGTTGGCGCGCAGCTGATATTCATTCTGAGCGGCGGCACCGCAGGCCAGCTCTATCAATTCAGCGTCACCGTCGGCACCACCGCCAGCCCCGCGCTAACCTTGACGCTGCCGGTAAATCTGACCGTGAACCCGGCCGCGCCATCATGACCTTGCAAGCCGCTCTTTCGTCAGGCTGGTGGAATTCCAGCGGCCTGCACAACACCGATGACATGCTGTTCTCGCCGGACGGCAGCGTGTTCGCACAATTCGCTGATGGCACTATTCAAGCGCCGGTCACCGCTTATTGCCTCTGCAATCAGACCGGAAAATTTGTCTTCGGGTTCAGCTTCACCGAAAACGCCGGCTACACGAATACCGGCGTGATTACCGGCGGTCCGGTAGCAGCGCCACATTCCAGTGCCAATGCAATCCTGGTCAATAATCTCGGCAATGTGACCCTTGGCGGCAGCATCGTCTTCGATCTGCCGGCGGCGACAAACACGCCGTTCTTGGCGATCGACACGACGCGGGGCGTTTTCTACGCCTCGCCTGATGCGCTGAATTGGTATGACAATACCGGCAGCGCCAGAACGACCGGGCAGGTGGCGGCCGGCGTCGGCGGTTATTCCTATGGCAGCTTAGTTGGGCCGTGGGACGCGCTATTTGAATTCTACAATGCGGGTGGCAATGCAAAGCTGATCCCGATCGCGCTCTTTCCCAACCCGGCGCCGTCAGGCTTCTCTGATCTTACGGCATCGCTCTCCACCAACATCTTGCCAGCCGAGCCGGGCGGCATGGTTGAGGTCGCTTGGGAAAACCCGCAGGGTATGGACGGCCCGCTGGAATGGTCCCCGGACGGATCAAGCTGGACGGTATGCGGCGGCCCCAACACCGGCACCAGCGGCATAGCGACGTGCGGAACGGCAACCAGCACGCTCGGCATGACCGCGCAGTATTATTTCCGGGACTCGGGTAACATCAACGCGCAGGCGATCCCGCAAAACCTGCTGGTGGCCAATAAGCCCAGCGGCGCCGGTTCGCTGGTAGGGTCTGCCAGCTACAATATCGTCGCCGGGTCACAGCCTAGCGCGGTGATCGAGTTCGCCGGTGGCGATTACAACAAGCTGTATTTCATCGCCTGCCTGATGAATACAAATTTGGACGGCCTGACATTCACAATTGAAAACAGCGCCGCTGACACCGAATGGGCGCTTTCCTTCGGCGTCTTTGGCGGTGCGCCGAGCATCGGTTTTGGTGACCTGAACGGTAACCCGCGGTCCTCGGGGGCTGCGTCCGCTAACGGTACGAATTCGCTGGTTGTGGGGACGCTGGATGCCTCCAGCACGGTGGACGGTTCGGCTTACGGCTCTATCGTGCTGAAGAATATAGGCACTGACGGCACCACCACCTATGCCGACTCGGCGTGGCCATTCGGCACGCTGAGCGCCGCGATATTCCATCGTGGCGTGCTGACGGATGCCTCCGGCAGCGTAAACACATTATTCGGCGCGCAACTCTCGATCGCGTTCTATGCGCCTGCCCTTGTCGAGGAATTGAGCCTTGAGAGTGCCACAGGCACGGTTGGTGGCACACTCAGCGTCGGAGGCTTTTATGTTAATGGGCCGCCGGACGGCATTAATATCTCCATAGATGATGGGGCCGAATACAGCGCTTCCAGCAATTTCACCTATACCGCAACCGGCACCACCACGTCGGGCACCTGGTCTGCCAGCGGCGGCGTCCTTTCCGCGGGCAATATTCCTGTCATGGTGCAAGACGCCGGCGATGAAAGCGTCGTGTCGAACACAATCACCATGCACCTGCTGTCGCCGGGCGCATCTGTTTTCGTATCCATGCTCGCCTGAGCGCTGGGCCTGCTTCCGCCGTGCCGTGCTGAAAAGGAAACCGTGATGGCCGATCACACTGATGACCAGCCTAAATCTGACCACACCAACCGTGCCGGCGGGTTTTTCCAGATCAATATCGGGCATGTGCTGACCATTGTGATGATCATCGGCAGCTTGGTGCGCTCGGGTGCCGATCTTACGTCAAAGCTGACCAAACTGGAGGTAATCGGCGATCGGGAAGGCGCCTCGATCGCTGAACTGCGCGCGGAGATCGGCGAATTCAAATCCGAAATCGGCGATGTGCGGCAGTGGCGGGACCGCCAGGAAGGCGAGGACTCGCAGTGGCGGGTGCAGACCACGCAGAATTTCGGCGACATCAAGGCGCATCTGGAACGATTGGATGAGGCAGTCGATCAAAGTTCGGCGCAGGGGCGCACTATGGCCGCACGGCGCCCGCGGCAATAAGCGCGAGAACCTAGGATGACGGCTGTTTCTGCCACACGTCTGCTGCTGGCGGCGCGCCAGGCCTATGCCATCACGGGCAGCACTGCAGCCGACTCCGTCGGGGCTGATCGCATCGGTTGGCTGCGGCCTCCCGCAGCCCTTTCGATCGGCGCCAACGCGGCGCTGATGGGGGATGTTCCTGAAGGTGTGATTGTGGCGTTCCGCGGCACGCAGCCGCCGGGTGACCCCGGCAGCCTGGCTGATTGGATGGAGGATATCGACGCGTTGCCGGTGATCGATCCATTCTACCCCGGCCGGGTCCATGCCGGCTTCAGGGATGCGGTTGCGCCGTTCTGGGGTGCATTGGTGCCTAGCCTGCCGCTGTGCCAGATCTACGTCACCGGTCACAGCCTGGGCGGCGCCATGGCCCAGCTTTTCGCTTATCGGGCGGCGCCCCGCGCGCCGATCGTGGTGACCTTCGCCGCCCCACGCTGTGGTGACGCCGCTTTCGTGGCCGCCGTGGACGCTAAGCTGCACATCAATCGCTACGAAAACGCGCGGGACGTTGTGCCAACACTCCCGCCAGTGGGCTACCTGCCAGCTGGCGTGCCGCACGCGATCTGGGATGGACATCTGCTGGACGCCTATCCCCCCGGCTGGGGTGCGCGGATCATGCGCGGGCTGATCGAGGGCGCAGCGATCGCCGCCCATAGCATTGACCCCGGCAGTGCCTATGCCGCCGCCCTGGGTGCCTGACAAAGGAATTCCTGGCCTGTCCGCGCGTAAACGCGTGGCGATGGATCCGGGTATCCGCGCCGGCGGTTCCGGCCATAATTTCTCAACCTAATGAGGTTCCTATGCGCCTTACGTCACTTCTTGCCGGTGCGGTGATGCTTGCCCGCATGCCTTCAGATACCGGGGGCAGCAGCTCCACCGGCACCGCGTCCCCGTTCAACGCCGTGATGGACCTGTTGGTGAATGATGTTGCGAGTCCCAACCTTACCCAGTCCGGCATCCTGCCGCTCGGTGTGGTGGACGGGGACGGCACCACGCCCACACTGACGCAAATCGGCGGCGGAGCCTTCGCGACGGCCACCGTGTTCGCCAATTCTGGCCCCTCGGCAGAAACTGCGCCATTTGGTGTCAGCGCCACCTCGATTGCCGGCGCGGGTGCTGGCAGCACGGTGCTTGAGATCAATAGCGACGCCGGGGTTCAGGGCACGCTGACCATCAACGTGACGCAGACCACGCCGCAGAGTCTGACAGCCGGGGAGCCGATCCTCGGCGCCATCGGGGAGCCGCCCGTCTTCAGCTTCTAACCCTGGTGTGACGGCGGCCCCGCGGTGACCTGGGGCCGCTTTCACATGCCGAACCTGCGCGCCGGCAATCCTGCCTGGCGCTTTCATGGAGTCGACCATGTTCAGAAAATTCGCTTTTTTGGGGTGCCTTGCGCTGGGGTTTGCCGGATGCGCCGGGTTGCCCAGCGTGATCACGCCGGTGACGCCCGCGGGAGGCACCACGCCAGTGCCGCTATCCAGCCCCGCAGGCCAGGTATTCTGCGCCATCAATCAGGGTGGCGGCGCCGCCCTGGTGGTGGGTCTGATCGATGCGGAGGCCACGGCCGTCGCCGGCGCCGGCGCGCCGCTCGTGGCGCTGGGCGCCAACCTAGGGGCGGCGAAGGTGGCCAGTGTCTGTTCGGCAGCCGCGGCCGCCGTGCCAGGTGCCACAGGGGCCGTGCCTGTGGCGGCACCGGCATCTGGCATAGCCCCGGTGATCGCTGTGGCGCCGTCCACTGGGGCTGTGATGCCACTCCCGGGGGCCACAATGGCAGCGCCTACCACCTTGCCGGCGGGGACGATTGTGGCTGCGCCTGCGGCCGCTGCGCCGGCGTCTTAGCGTTATGACGGTGCGTCTTTCGCGGCTGCTCACCCATCAAGAGCACACCGCGATGAACAATGACGCTGTTGCCCGCGGCTTCTGGCGCGATGATCGACGGATCTTCGCGCCAGGAATGGGGTGGCCGAACCCCCATTACTACGATGCCTTGAGTGAAATAGACGGGCAACACGTCATGATCCCTCGCGTTCGGCGCGGCGAGCTCGGGTTCCTATCGGTGCATTACTGGCGGGACTGGGCTGACAAGCGGGCGCCGCTGTCGATCGTCTGCCCGAATGGTGAAATCTGGGAAATTGACCGGAAGTCGAGCAATGGCGATGGCTGGAAGGTCACCGGCACCTGGCCGAATTTGACCTGTTTTCCGTCGATTGTGGTGGAAGGATATCATGGCTGGCTGCGCGACGGCCTGTTCAGCGCTGATCTTGAAGGACGCGGACCGTTCGGCCTGGTGCGTCCGACAGTGGAGAGGAAAGTATGAGCGCTACAGGTCCACGCGGCATCCGAAACAACAACCCCGGCAATATCAGGCGGGACGATACCGCCTGGGTGGGGCTGGCGGCGGACCAGGCCGACCCTGACTTTTTCGCGTTCACGGAGGCGGTCTGGGGACTGCGCGCGATCCTGCGCATCATTCATAGCTACGAGGGGCGTGGGCTTACCACCGTGCGCGGCTGGATCACGGCCTGGGCGCCGCCGAGTGACGGCAATGACACCGATGCCTATATCGCCGCGGTGGCGGCGGCAGTCGGCGGCAACCCGGATGCAACGCTGTCGATCGAGAGTGCGTGTGTCGCCACCGCGGTACTGGCGGCGATCACGCAGGAGGAAAATGGCGAGCAGCCGTATGGGCCGGACGTGCTCGCATGTGCATACGCGCTGGCATTTCCGCGACCGTCAGACGCTTCACCGCCGGCGACGTGAGGAAAAACCTTCTTTTTTGAAGAAAAAAAGCAAAAAACTTTTGTTTGTTTGAAACCCCCGGCCGAGAGGCTGGGGGTTTTCTTGCGTTCGGGCCCGGCGCGTACTAGCCTGCAGCCATGTCACACCGTCACACCTATGGGCTGTCGTTTTCCTGGCGTCGCGCCACCGGCCTGTCGGCCGCCAGCGGCCGCATCTCGCGCGCGATCGGCGTGCCGCTGACCCGATCGGGACGGGAACGCAAGCTGGGCAGGGCGCTCGGCGGCGGCGGCAGCACCATCCTGTTGGCACTGATCATCCTGGCGGCCCTGCGGCTGTTCTAGGGCCATACTGGCAGATCTAACCACGTTGCATAGGCGATCGGGAAC